TCTTGTAAATTTTGTATTTCTGATACTAGACTATCTTGTTGTTTTTTTGTAAGTTGTTTTTCGCCTTTTTGAAACTGTCTAAACTTTTCTAAGTTATCTTTTTCTTGTTGTCTTACTTTTTTCTCTTCAGCAATTATTTGATCTTTTCTATTATTAATTTGTTTTTCTGTAAGTAATCTATTTCTAACTTGTATCTCGCCTGTCTTTTTATCTTTACCTATTTCTACTTCAGAAAATATATTTTTCTCTCTTAACTTAGCAGCCTCTTCTTCTTTTTTTGCTACTTCTTCATTTAGTTTTTCTCTGACTTGATTTAACTTCTCAGCGTTTTTACTTAGACCCTCTATTCTAAAATCAAAAGCGTCAATGAATTTATTTAAACCATCTAAATCGTTTTGTATTTTTTTGCCTGAACCAGCAACTAAAGATTGCTCAAAGTCTTTGACTTGCTTTCTAGCTGCTTTCTTCATGTTAGGAACAACAGCTTTGAAAACGCCAGTTAAGGCTTGTCTATATTCTTTTGCTGTTTGTTTAGCGAAATCTTTAGGGTCTGTTGCCATTATTTACTACTTTTTTTACTTGATCCTGTGTATAGACCGAACCATGCCGCCCCAGCACCTACTACAATTGAAATAAGTCCTGATTGTTCCATAGTTGGGCTTGATAATCCCATATACCAAATCACACATTTATATAACAAAATAATGTATGTTGTAATAAAAACTCTAGGAAATATACGCCAACTATCTACTGCTCTCGCTAAATGTATTAGTCTAGCGTAAGGGTTAGGTCCTAAATCTTTAACGCTTGTGTCAACTTCTAAGTCAACTTTTACTTTTTTACTGACCTCTTTTGTGTCAGCAGGTACTACTATTTTATCCTCAGCCATTATGTTTTTGCCTCTCTGCTTCTGCTTTTCGTCTTTCGTTTTCTTCTTTTATATGTTGTTCTAATAAATTGACATAAATGTCTCTTTCCCAAGGCATTAATGATTCAATCTCTCTTAAACTATATTTATGATGTTGAATTAGAGCAAAATTAATATTAAAGGTCGCCTCTAAGCTGTTGTGGGAGAGGCTGATCCGAAAAAATCTTGTATCCCTTGTAAAGTTACTGTACTCTTAACTTTAGTCTTAGGATTCTCTATTTCTACATCATGTTTAAGTCTAGGCATAGTTTCAAAGAACTTTCTAAACTCATCAAATTGTTTTTGTGTTAAACTTTCAACAAACTTGTCTAACTCTTCTTTAGTAGAGTCTGAAGCAGGATATGTCTTTTCACCTTCATAGATATGATCTATACAATTTGTCAACACTTTAAACAATGTCTTACTATCAGCTTTTAAATCTTCACCCACGGACACTGTATCAACTGTTGGATATGTAAATACAACACCTAAGTTTCTTGCTTCGTCTAATACTATTTTATTTGTGTGTGTTTCATCAACATGTACCTCTACTTTAGATAAATCTATTGTAGTTTCAGCATATGTCTCTTTATCATCTGGACACAACATTTTAAATTTTGCTACTTCACCTACTGATTTAGCTCTTATCTGTAAAAACAAATATTCTAAATCAAAAATAGGTAATGAACTAGCGTTAATTTTATTAAATGTACAAGCACCTACTATGTCTTTTATTGCCTGTATCATTTCTTTCTGGTTTCCTGTTTCGGATGCCATTAAAAGAACTTTTTCCTCTTTTACTAGAAACGGTCTGTATTTGACCTTTACGTCTGCCGATGGCAAAGTCAACTCATAAGTTGGCGTTTCAATTATTGGTAAAGCCATTATATATTCTCCTTATTATTATAAATTTAATGGTGGTATTTTGAACGGTGGGAAGACTCTTCCGCCTGTTACACCGCCTATAGGTACTCTTCTTCTTATATCGTTTACTACTTCTCTGCCTGCTCTTCTTATTTCAGGTGGTAATTTACTTAATAAACCACCAAAGATACCACCTCTTTGTTCTTGTTTGTGAGCATAATATTCTGGTTGACCTACTTTAACATCACCAGCTTTATCTAAGAAGTAATTTACCCAATATCTAAACTCAAATGTGACTTCAAATGTTTGTAATTGATTTGAGTCAGCGTGAGCATACGATACGGCACCGATTGTTTTAGGGAAACAATCATATAGTTTAACAGCATATGTAACGTCATCCCTTTCCTGACGTGACATAAATGATCCTAATTGAAATATATTTACGTCTGATACATAGTTGTCATAAAAATCATAATTGTGTGTTTGACCTGAAAAGGCAGCTCTTTGCCACATTTCAAAGTATGATCTTTCTCTTAAAAATTTGTCTGTATAGAATGTAGCAGTAATAGGTGCTGAAGTATAATCATAAACAAATTTTCTTCTAGGACCATTGTGCTTAATTTCTTTCATAGTTGCCGTTCTTTCAGGCATTTGAATAGAATTACAAAAAGCATTTACTCTACGACCTTGTTGTTTTTGAAATTGATGACGGTCAAAACTACTAGAGAAACCTGCTTCTTCCTCGGATAATGAAGATACACCTATAACATCATTAGGGTTATCACCAGCTCTAGGTTGAATTAAACCTCTTTCAGGCAATGTAAACTCTACATAGTATCTTGCTTTTCTTGCTAGACCTTCACCTTCGTTGACCATTGATTGAAAACGACCGATTGTAGTTTCTGGATTTGTACCTGGTTTTTGTCTTAATCTAGCGTCGCCATAAACATTATCAAGTGACCTATCTCTAGGTAAACCTAGTCTAATATCAAAACCACCGATACGTTTACCGCCTCTTAATATTGCCATTAGTATGGTCTCCCTTTTTTAAACTGTTGTACAGGTAACATAATTGATATAGCAGCCTCATCAGCGTCTATTCTTAAAAAGTTTGAACGAGTGTAACCATACAAATATTTTTTAATTGTAGGTTTAAATAATCTGCTGTTTTTAATATCGTCATATGACACATCTAATCTTGTTGATTGGTCAAACTTATTATTTGAAGCAAACGCTTGTAATCTTTGTAGCATTTTAAATCTTGCCATCGGTGGTAGATAATGAAAATTCATACCTACAAAACCACCTTTAATTGGTTCTAATGGCAGTACAAGAGGAAAAGTATCATACAAAGGTAATGTTTCTTTAAACTTAGGATCGTAGAAAAACATGTTAAGTCTACCAGCACTAGGTCTACCTATCAGTTTCTTTTGTCTCATTAATCTTTTTGCTGTTATAGGTGTTGCTATCTGATTGATAGCATTTCTATACCAACTAGCAGACTTTTGAGCACTGCCTTGTTTATCAACTATTTTGTCAAATATACTTGCCATTACTCTTATATTTATATCTAATTGTAGATACCTAACTCTTTTTCAGTCATTATTTTAAACTCAAAACCCTTGTCTTTAGCGTACTCTTTGGCTGCTTTCCACTTTGCTTGATTTTTGATATATTCAAAACTCTCTCTCATAAATGCTTTAGTCTTCTTCTTAGGTGCCTTAGGTTGAAAACATTGTCTGTATGGTTTAATCTCTATGATGTACTTTTTGTTTTTTGATGTTTTGACAATGAAGTCAGGAAAGTATCTATGTATTTTTCTATCTAATGGACTGTAATATTTGATAGGCACTTCTTCACTTGCCCAATGTATTATATCTTCATTACGATCACAATATACCATAAAACGTCTCTCTAACAATGATCTATATACAATCCTATTAGGATCACCCACATATTTGTTAGGATTATTTGGTCTGTAAATTCCTTTGTAAGACTTGCCCATACTGTATAAATATTACTATTAACAAGGATATTTATGCCATTTAAAGTAAGTAGTATTGTCAAAAATTTAGCAGGTAATCTATTGGGTGGGGCACTAGGTAATAGTATGCCAAACAATAAGATGAGTCAACCACAATATGCTAAACTAGCAAAGAGACTAATTAACAAATCGCCACTAGAAATAGAAAACGCAAACGTACCACCTCAAACTGGTCATATGAATATAAATCCGTATGAGTACGGACAAGTTTATTATCCAGAGACTACAAGTCAATTAGGTGAAGGGCACTATATGATTTTTGATATAGTGGTTGTTGATAGTGGTAAATTTGATACAGCAATTGCTGAAGGTCAACTACAAGAATCATTATTAGGTGAAGAAACAAAAGGTAACTTTAAAGAAAAATTACCTAGCACTGTATCTAAAAAACATTTTCGTTTTGGTAATAAAAACAGAATTGAATCAGCAAAAAAACTCGATGGAGCATTTGGTCCAAGTAGATTAAGAAGTGTATCAAGTGGTATATCTAGTACACGACCTACACACAGCACAATATCAGACTCAATTATTTTATATACACCTGCTCAAGGTTTACAACAAGACTATACAGTAAATTATGATATGATTGAATCAGGTCTTGCTGGTTTTTTATTTGAAAGAGGAATAAGTAGTGTTGTTGAAGGATTATCTACAGCAACAGGTGAGATAGTCAGAGGTGTAACAGACACAATCGCAGGTGCCTTAGGTGCTGGTGGGTTAAGAGCTGTATTAGATAAATCAAAAGCAATTGCTAAAAATCCTAAGAAAGAACAAGTTTTCAAAGACGTAGGTTTTAGACCATTTAATTTTAAATTTGAATTTGCTCCTAGAAATAAAAGTGAGTTAGAGTCTGCCTACAAAATAATAGAACTATTTAAATATCATATGCATCCAGAGATTGCGCCTAACAGATATTTTATTGTACCATCTGAGTTTCAAATTACATACATGTACAGAGAAGGTGTTAACGCTTGGTTTCCTAAAATTAGTAGATGTGTTTTACAAAATATGAAAGTTAATTATGCGCCTGATGGTGTTGTATCTACATTTAAAGCAGATGAAAGAGGGGCGGCACCTGTTATATTTGATATGGAGTTATCATTTGTTGAAACAGAAATAATGACAAAACAAACTATAGCACAAGGTTTCTAATATGTATTTTAGTAAATTTAAAAAAGGTGGTTATGATATAAACGGTGACGGTATAAGAAAACTCGCAACTGATTTGTTTACACGAGTCAAAATGCGTGAAAAAATTATAGATGAAGCAAGTTTATATGACAAGTATGATGTACCACCTGGTGAAAGACCAGAGGTAACAGCATTTAAACATTTTGGTGATACAGAATTACATTGGGTTATACTTTTAACAAATAATATAACAGACGTATATTATGGCTGGCCGTTATCTTTCCAAGACTTTGAAACATTTGTTAAAAATAAGTACGCTAATCCAGATGGTGTACATCATTATGAACTAACACAATCTAGTGGTCCTCAATCAGGTTTTGGTCCTAACGATTACAGTCATAA